CTGACGTCGTCGCCACGCTAGGCAAAGACCTCGACAAGACGGATCACCGCGTAGCCTCGGCCCTCGTGGCAATCGAGCGCAATGCCGACAAGCCCAAGGTCGTGGTCGCCGAGTCTCGTCTGGCCCAGTCGTATTTGCCCGCCCCACCCGAGTCTGACGTGGCCTTCGCCATGGCCCGGGCGACCAAGGCCGACCCTGTGGACTACGCCCGCCAGATGGCCTTCGGTCGCCAACTCGCCACCGCCGTCACCAAGGCCTGGGAGAAACTGGAAACCCAGCAGGCCGAAGCCCTCCGCGTCTCGCAGCTGAAGGACGCCCGCATCGTCGAACTGACCGCCGAGGTCGAGCGCGTGAAGAAGGACGCCTCCGCCCAGACATGGACGCTCGTCGGTGCCGGCCTCGCCGTCGTCGGTGCGTTGACCACCGCTTTCCTAGGCCCCCGCATCGGCATCCCCCTGCTCATCTGCGGAGCATTCTGCGGATCGGTGCCGTTCATCATCGACTCGCCCTGGTTCGAATACGCCGCCGGGGCGACGCTGGTGATTTCCTGCGGACTGGGGCTCTGGTGGTTGGCCGACCGCGTTAAAGATTCCGTGAACAAGTCTAACGATGAGCCGCCGCAAGCATAAGACCGCGAAGGTCATCTGGCGCAAACTCGGCAAGGAGCGTGCGTGGGGACAGGCCACGATCGGCGAGAACCTCATCGAGATTGACCCTCGCCTAGGTGCCAAGCGTCAGCTCGAAGTGCTCTGCCACGAGCAGATTCACCTGACCTTCCCGCACCTGTCCGAAGCCGACGTCGACCGGGCAGGCAAAGACCTCGCCGCCGTCCTCTGGTCGCAGGACTATCGCCGCGTCCTCATCTCCCCGAACGCCAAGCCTCCCCGCATCTCGTGAGCCCTTCCCCGCCCATCAGTCCCGAGGACATCCCGAAGGAACTCAAGGACGGCGTCGTCGCCTCGGTCCTTGGCGGCCTAGCCATGACGGCCCGCCTCCTGCTCTCGACCGAACCCGTCTCCCTCGGTTGGGTCGTGCGCCGTGTCCTCGCCGCCGCGATCACCGCGGCCTTGGTCGGTTACGGCATCCAAGACCACATCCAAAGCCCGGGCCTGAGGATGGCCGTCGTCGGTGCGGCTGGTTACGCTGCCCCCGAATGCCTCGACTACCTGATGCGCTACATCAAGGCCCGCGGAGAAAAGGAAGTCGGAGCAGTCACCGCCAAACTCAAACCCCATGGGAAAGGCAAAGCCAGCAAAGCAAAGCGGAAGCGATAACCTCCTCTTGGCCGTCACCCTGTTGACCGGCTTCGCAGGAGTCTCGGCTTTCTCCTCGGCCTATATCGCCGGGTATGTCCTCGACCAGTTGCAGTCTACCGACGCCCTGGTCATGATCGTGACGGACTCAGGGCTGAAGTCCGACTCAGCCGACCTTGAGCGCAACATGAGCACGGCGACCCTAGCCCTGAGGTCAGTCCGCGACCTCGGTTGGGCCTTGGCCGTGGGGTGCTTGGGGGTGGGGGTGGCGGTCTTCCTACGTTCCCGCCGTCAAAACGCCTCATAGGGCAAGCCAGAGGGGTCTATTGCCCCTTGACGGAGGCGACCCTAGGGGCAAACTGAACTCAGTCGGGTAGGGGTACGCTCGTTCATGGCGGGCCTTGATGACCCGAGGGACATGAATTGCCCTGACCCCTTGAGTGGGGTCACAGGCTATTTGCGGAAAGGTGCTTGACGAATGCGGAACAGTCCGCCAAGGATGTTGACGCACCACCAAACACATGAAGACCCTCATCGCCCTCTCCGTCCTCGCCATCCTCGGTTGGACCGCCGTCGTCACCTTCGCCGGCCCCGACCTCGCCAAGGCTATCGACAAGGCCCTTCCTGGCTACGTCGAGAAGAAGCCCGCCGCCAAGCGCGTCCGCTAATTTCCCACCCACACAACACCATGACCAAAGTCTACAAACTCAACGACGTGTCCCGCCTCGACATCCTCAAGGACTGGATCATCGAACACCGCGCCAAGGCCAAGTCCCGGGCGACCTATGAGCTCTACGCCATCAACGTGCGTAACAACGAGCTCAACGTCCGACGCCTCGACCACGCCCCTACCTCGGCTGACTTCGCCCCGATGATTAAGAAGGGCCGCATCGCCGCCTTCCTCCACGAGAACGACTACATCGTCGAGTTCCGTGGCGCATGGAAGTCCGAAACCGAAGGCAAGGTCATCGCCTACGAGTCCGAAGAACTCGCCAACCGCTAATCTCCACCACCATGCCCAACGCCCAACACCCCTACACCGAGACGCTGACCTTCGCCGGTCGCGTCATCACCCTCAAACGCCCGATGGCCGAGTTCGCCGCCCGACGCCTGCAGGCCATCCTCCCGCAGATCGCCGCGCTCAACGCCGCCGGCAAGTCTCAGGCCGATGCCGCCGCCGCCCTGGACACGACCGTCTGCACCCTGCGGACTTGGCTCGACCTGACGAACACCCAGTGGGTCAACCTCAACCGCCGCGGTCCGTACCGCCGCCATGCCAAGTGATGCCTGACCCATCCCATCGCCCTTACCGACCCATGACCATCATCCGACCCGACTCGATGCCACGCTTCTGGTGGCTCGTCCCCTGGGCCTACGCCCGCCAACTGCACCGCAACTGCAACGCAATGAAGGCGCTCTGCGATAGGCAAGACGACTTGCTGCGCGGCAAGTACACGACTCGTCCTCGCTGGCAGGTTGAACAAAATGAGTCCGACCATGGAGTCCGGTACTACTTCCATGACACCGATCCCGAACTTGATAGGGGCAAAACCTATGCCCACTTCCGCGGTAAGGCTTATTTGTACGATGGCCCTAACAAGTGCTTTGCGTACGAAACCGACCCTGCCGAGGCCATCGCTCGCGTCACCGAACTTAACGCCAAATGAGTTCCTTCCGCCACCTCGACGGCATGGTCGCCCTGCTGTCCGAAATCTACGAAATCAACGAGCGCATCCTTACGCTCGACATAGTCTCAGCCAAGGCCGCCATCGCCTCGCACCGCATGAAGAAGCTGCTCAACCATTACCACGAAGCCCTCTCCGAAGACGGCGCCACGAAGATTAGCCTGCAAGCCTACGCCGCCGCCGGTGGCTGGGTCGGCATCACCTACTCCTACGAGGTCGACGGTTTCGAGGTCGCCGGATCACAAGTCCCCCGACGCGTATGAGCTATTACGAAGACCGAATCAAAGCCCTCGAGGCCAAGGTTGAAGAAATGGCCCTTCGTGAGCGCATGAAGGCCATCCCTGTCGAGGCAAAGCTGATGGATCGCATCGCTGAACTGACGGAAGAGCTTAAAACCTTGAAAGAAAAAATGGCTAAACTCCCGACCCGTCAAATCGCTGGAAGGTGGTACACAGAAGGCGAGTTCCAACAACTGATTCAAGACGCGAGGATCTGGAGACTATGACCCTCAATCAGCGCTTCTCCGTCGTCGCCCTGCTGCTCCTCGGGCTCAACGCCCAAGCTAAGACCGACGCCGCCTTCCTCGAGGCCGTCGCCGCGGTCGAGTCCGGGCATAACCGCAAGGCCATCGGCAAGGCTGGTGAGCGTGGCATGTATCAGGTCAACAAGGCCGCTTGGGACGACGCCTCCGCCCGCCTCAAGGCTGAGGGCCACTACGCCTTCCCCTGGTCTAAGTGGCGCGACGCTACGGCTCAGGACATGGTCGCCGCCTCGCACCTCCGCTGGATCAGGGCGAACTTTCACCGCCTCGGCATGACCGACCCGACCCCTGAGCAACTCGCCCTTGTCTGGAACGTTGGCTGGACCGCCGCCCGCTCCCAAGGCTTCCGGGCGAACGGGTACGCTTTCCGCGTGGCCAACCTTTTCCGCTTGTCCTTAGCCAAGCCGCGTTAAAGGGTCTTGCCGTGGCTCATCTCATCGTGGCAATCGACCCTGGCGTAAATGGCGGCATCGTCTGGTCAGCAGACGGCGACCCGGTGGAGTGCGCGAAGATGCCGTCGTCAGACATCGAGGTCTGCCAACTCCTCGCTGACTTGAGCTGCAAGGCCAAGGACGTAAGCCTCTACCTCGAGGAGCCCCCGCTGTTCGCCGGCAAGAACATCCCCGGCTCCGCCATCGGCAAACTGATGTGGAACACGGGCGTCCTCTACGGCGCGGCCGTCGCCATGGGCTGGAAAATCCATCGCATCCGTCCGGCCATCTGGCAGAAGACGCACACCTGCGGGACGAAGGGCGACCTGACCACGACCCAGTGGAAGAACAAGTTGAAGGCCCGCGCCGCCGAACTGTTCCCCACTCAGGACGTCACCCTCTGGAACGCCGACGCCCTCCTCATCTTCGACTCCGCCACCCGCGGCGTCATTAACTGAGTTAACATAACTCAGCCAACCCCTACCTTTTGTAAACTCCCTCCCCATGAAGAAAGACTCCAAACTTCCGACTGAATACCGCATCATCGCGGACTCGTCATACATCGTTTTACCCGATCAGAAGGTCGCCCGCCTCCTGACCCCCACCGTCCGCAACGGCGTGACGTACTACAACCTCTTCGTCCCCGACTACACGCGGATGTCCCTCGCCGACATCGAGGCCACCATCAAGGCCGGTGAAGTCACCAAGGCCGAAGCTACTAAATAATCTCCCATGAGTACCAAACCCACGCCCCCCACCTCCGCCACCTCCGCCCTCGTCCAAGCGCTCGCCGCCCTGGACAACGTGAAGGCCAACAAAATCAACCCCGCCTTCAAGGCCAAGTACGTCAGCCTCGACGCGCTGCTCGACGCCATCAAGCCCGTCCTCCTCGACCATGACCTCGCTCTGATCCAGACGCTCGTCAGCCAGGAGGGCAAGGTCGGCGTGTCCACCGCCTTCCTCCACAGCTCCGGCGAACGCTTTGAGTTCGGCACCCTGCTCGTCAAGGCCGAGGGTCTGACCGCCCAGCAGATCGGCGGGGCCATCACCTACATCCGCCGCCAGTCCATTCAGACCGCGTGCGGTATCTCGGTCGACCTCGACGATGACGGCGCCGTGGCCTCTGGCTTCCGTCCTGCGCCCTCTCAGACCGCCGCCCCTGCCTTCTCCCCCACCCCCCGCCCCCTGACCAAATGAGCAAGCCTGACTTCGACCCCTTCGACCCGGTATCCGCCGCGATGGGTGCCCTGCACAACCAGAACCTCCTCGCCGCCGAAGAGGCCAAGCGTAAGGCCATGCTCTACGCTGGCAACGAACTCGCCCGCGTCCTCGACGACGTGGTCAACTCGGAACTCTGCCAGTTCGACGCCATCTCCAAGGCCGTCTGCATCGCCACCATCGCCAAGTGGAACCGCGCCAAGACCGGGCAACTCTGATGGCCGACGTTCCCAAGGGCATCGAGCGCATCGCCGCCACCGTCCCCAAGCAGTACGCCCTGCTGCTCTTCCTGGACGGCTACCCGTACGTCGAGTTCACGGCCCGCAAGTCCGCCGACTTCCTGACCGACCTCAACGCATGGAAGCGGAAGACCTACCCGTCCCTGTCCCGCTCCGCCGTCCGCTTCTTTACGCTTGCCCCTAACGGGGAGATAAAGGAACTTACCTTCACGCCCACCCGCTCATGACCAACCGCGACTCAATCAAGCGCCTCGTGGAAAACATCACGGGCTCGCTGGCCACCGTCCAGCACATCGCCGGGCGTTACGAACAGCACGACGCCGACATCATCACGCTGTCCGACCTGAACCGCTCGGCCATCACCGAACTTCAGGTCTTCGCCGATCAGATTGATACCGCTGACGAGTCCGCCCAGGTCAAGCCGCTCCACGACCGCGTCCACGTCCTCGTCGTCCAGCTGCGCGTCCTGCGGAATACGCTCGAGGCCATGGAGAACGCCGCCGAGGCCGCCCTTGAAGACGTCCGCCGCATCTCGGCCAGCGTCGAGGAAGCGAACCCCGAAGACGACAGCCTGTGAGCAAAGCCTGTGAACTGTGCAAGGGTGCCTGCTGTGAAAGCATCATCCTGCCTATCAGCCCTAGCCCGACCTCGACCGAGTTCTATGCCGCCCGCGGCGAGGTCTTCCATATCGCTGGCAGTACCTTCGCCGAAGTCCCTGCCCGATGCCCGCACCTCTCCGGCTCTGGCAAATGCAAGACTTACGCCAGCCGCCCGGTCGCCTGCTCCCGCTTCACTGTGGGCTCAGTCATGTGCGTGACCGCCATCCAGCGCCGTCGCCCCGATCAGGCCGACGCCATCATGGCCCTTCTCTGATTTCCCACCAACCCAGAACACCAACAATGACCACCAAAGAAACCGCCGCAAAACTGAAGGACGAAGAGTATTACTCTAAGTTCATCACCGAACGCCTTAAGGAAGCCAAGGATGACCTCAAGGAGCACGAAGCGTTCATCAAGAACACCCTCGCTGAGTTCGAGGTCATCTTGATGCTCGCCGACGACATGGCCAAAGAGCTTCACAAGCACGACGAAAAGTCTGTTACGAAGGCTCGTTACGAAACCATCAAGTCTAGCTTCAACATCAAGTAATCTGATCACCATGCCCGACCTCATCACCGAACGCGTCATCTATGACGGCATCCAAGCGCTGAACCAATCCGGCGCGAAGGAACTGCTCAAGTCCCCCGCCCATTACCAGGCTTACCTCTCCCGCACCCGCGAAGAGTCCAAGGCCCTCCGCGTCGGCACCGCCGTCCACAAGCTCGCCCTTGAGGGCCTCGACGCTTACAACGCCACGCACGCCATCGCCCCGGACGTGGACAAGCGCACGAAGGAAGGTAAGGCCGAGTGGGCCGAGTTCGTCACCGCCAACGAAGGCAAGGCCATCTTGACCGCCGAAGAGGGTGCCCTCGTCGACGCCGTGGCCAACTCCGCCGCGGCCTGCATGAAGGCCAACGGCATCGTCCTCTCGAAGACCGAGGTGATGTTCACCGCCTTCATCGGCGATACCCTGGTCAAGTGCGCCATCGACGGCATTTCCGACGACGGCTATATCTACGATCTGAAGACCTGCGAAGACGCCAGCCCGCACGGCTTCCTTCAGTCCGTCCGTAAATACAAGTATGCCCTCCAGGCTTACTTCTACCGGCACGCCGTCGAGTCGGCCTACAAGTGCCGCGTGCTCGGCTTCCGCTTCATCGCCGTCGAGAAGGAGCCGCCCTACGCCCACGCGGTCTACGAGCTGGGCCCGGAACTGATGACCGGGGCCGCCTTCGACTTCGAGCGTGCGCTCACCCTGTACAAGGACTGCACCGCCTCAGGCAACTGGCCCGGCTACCAGACCGAGATCACCACTATCGACATCGCCGCCAAGCCCAGCGCCGCGACCAACATCAACTTCGCCTAATACCATGAACACTAATAACCCGAACGATCGTCCTCCGCTGACCTCTATCAGCACGAACGGCACCTACCGCCTCAAACTAATCAAACCCAAATTCGAGAAGGTCAAGCAATGGGAGGACGGCACCTCGTCCGCCCGCCTGTTCTTCGTCGACGACAAGGGCTTCTGCCTGTCCAAGAACTTCTCCAGCAAGTACGGCAAGGCCCTCGCCATGCTCGTCGGCAAGTTCTCCGGCAAGTACACCAACGAGATCAGGCTCGACGCGACCCCTGCCGAGTACCTGGAGTACCTGTCCCCCGCGTGCGGCCAGACCATCCTCGTCGGCGTGGAGGTAGAGGCTAACGGCGAGTGGCAGGGCAAGCCCCAGTACAAGTACAAGATGACGTACCCCAAGGGCTCTCAGAAGCCCACGGTCCCCGACGCGCTGCCCCCCGAAGGCGTTCCCTTCTAATCCCGTGACCGACGCACCCACGCCCATGGCCGCCCCGACGCTCGTCCTGATTGCAGGCTACGCCAGGGCGGGCAAGGACACGCTCGCCTCCGGCATCCTCGAGTGGTCCCAGCGACCCGCCGAGCATATCAACTTCGCCGACGCGCTCAAGGAGGCCGCGAACCATTACATGGATTACCTCGGCCTTGACGGCGACTTCTTCAAGGAAGACTTCAAGGTCGATAACCGCGACTTCCTCGTGCACGCGGGCAAGTTCGCCCGGCGCATGGATCGGGACGTCTTCGCGCGCCACTTCGCCAACTGGTGCCCGGTCATGAAGCACCACGACCAACCATCCCCCGAGACGGTTGTCTGCTCCGACTGGCGCTACGTCAACGAGCTGCGCGTCTGCCAAGACATCCTCTGGGAGAAAGGCTGGAAGGTCCGCACCATCTACGTCGCCACGGCAGGGGTCGGCCCAGCCAACGACGAAGAGCTCGACAGCATCGCCGAGATACGCGCGTCCCATCTCTTCGACCAGGAGTATATCTTCAGGCCGTCCTCGCGTAACGCGATCATGACCGAAGGCCGCAACCTCGCCCGCTCATGGAAACTATGAACGCCGAGACCCTAGCATGGGCCCGCAAGGTCGGCCTGTCCCCCGACCGCGTGGCCTTCCTGCTGGCTTGCCCGAAGTATACGCGCACCGGGCGAAACGACAAGCCCGCCTATATCAAGGCCGAGAACCCTAACCACCACCTTCAGAAGTTAGGCGACTGCTACTGGTTCCGCCTGCGTCGTCGCGGGAAGGACATCGTCGAGAACATCGCCAGCGACCTCGAGACCGCCCGCAAGCGCCGTGATGAGATGCTCGCGGCCTTCGACGCTGGCAAGCCCATCCCTTACATCAACGTCCGATGAGCACGCCTACCCGCTTCGTAGCCTTCGGTGATAACCACGGCGACATGGCCGACGAGAACGCCGTCGAGGCCCTCGTCGAGTTCATCAAGGACTACAAGCCGACCGTCCGCGTCCACCTCGGCGACTGCTTCGACTTCCGATCCCTGCGCCGTGGAGCCGGGCAGGATGCCGAAGGCGCTGAGTCCCTCATCTCCGACATCGAGGCCGGTGAAGCCTTCCTCGAGCGCACCAAGCCCACCGTCTACCTGATGGGCAATCACGAGCACCGGGCCCAAGCCCTTCAGCATACCTCCGGCTCCGCCCTGGTACGCGACTACTGCGCTGACCTCGAGGCCCGCATCCGTACGGCCGCGAAGAGCTGCGGAGCGAAGACCATCCTCCCCTATCACGCCGAGAAGGGCGTCTATCGTCTCGGCCAAGTGGCCTTCATCCACGGTTACGCCCACGGCCTGAACGCCACCGCCGAGCAGGGCAAGCACTACGCCGACCGTGGAGGCGCTCTGATCCACGGCCACACGCACACGCTCGCCCAGGTTAACCTGACCAAGGCCGAGGGCGGCGCCGCTTTCTCCGCCGGCTGTCTCTGCCAGAAGGACGCCATGGCCTACGCGTCGCACAGACTCGCAACCTCCCGCTGGGGCTCAGGCTTCGCCGCCGGATGGGTCGACGGCAAGGACTGGAAGGTCTGGCTCGTCCACCGCGTCGGCTCCCGCTGGGTCTGGACCACCGACCTCAAGGTCTTCACCCCGAAAGCCCGATGAAGCGCTTCGACGCCCACGCCCTCGTCGCCGCTTTGGTCAGCGAACCCAAGGACGCCCCCGAAGGCTGGCTCAAGACCGTCGAAATCATCCGCCTTCTAGGTTATCGGACCCGGGCAGGAGTCGCCCTGCCTATCGCCCGCATCGTCAAGGCAGGCTTCGCCCAAGAGCGACGCATCACCCGCAGCCGATTGGCGTACAAGCTGAGCCCTCGCTTCAAGACTTGGGCACAGGCGCACGAAGCCGCCATCGCCCTTCAAGCCTTCAAGGCGCCCGCCGGATGGGTCAACCTTTCCGACTACGCCCGCAAGCACCGACGCACCGTCCGCGGCATCCAATACCGCATCGACGCCTCCCTAATCCCTGTGCGCATCTTCCGCACCCCTCGCCCGGTACCGCACTATCGCAAGTCCGACCTAGACCGCATCCTACGCAAAGCATCTTGACCACGGGCACCCACGCCCACAAACCCCAACCCTCTCTTCCATGACTCCCCCGAACAACGTTCAGGCGGAACGCCACTTACTCGGCGCAATCCTCCGCGACAACATCCCATTCCCGACCAACCTGAAGCCATCGGACTTCTTCGAGCCGAAGCATCAGGACGTGGCCGCTGCCATTCTCTTCCTGCAGGCTGACGGTAAGTCCGCTGATGAGGCAACCGTGCCCGCCTACCTTCACTCCGCAGGCTCGACAGTCGATTACCCATTTATCAACGACCTGACGGCCTACGCTGGTTTCAGAGAATTACGCCAAGAGCACGTCGACATGATCGCCGACGCGGCCTTCATGCGTGAGGCTTCCCTGATTTCCGCAAAGGCCACCGACCCCGACCTTCTGATCGAGCATTATGCCCGCCTAGCAGATAAGCGCAAGAGCCTGAGCGTCCGCCAAGGTGCGCAGCGCATGCCCATCGACGAGCTGATGAAGTTCGACCGCAAGGCCGACCCGACCAACGTGCTAGGCAATCGCTGGCTATGCAAGGGCGGCTCTTTGGTCATGGCAGGGCAGGCTGGCACCGGCAAGTCCGCCCTGATGATGCAGGCCGCCATCAATTGGACGCTCGGTCAGGACTTCTTCGGCATCAAGACCAACGACGGCATGAAGATGCGCACGCTCGTGATCCAAGCCGAGAACGATGCCGGAGACGTGGCCGAGAGCATGCAGGACCAGATTAACGGACTGTACCTGGACGAAGACCAAAGGGCTGAACTAAAGGACCGCATGTTCATCTACCGCGAGAGCGTCGCAACGGGCAAGGAGTTCGGAGACGTGCTGCGCAAGCTAGTCATCCAGCATCAGGCCACGATCTGCTTCGTCGACCCTCTCATGGCGTTTGTTGGCGCTGACATCTCCGAGACCGCCGAGGCCGCCAAGTTCCTGCGCCACATCATCCAGCCCATCCTCAACGAGACGGGCGTCATCATCGTCTTCATGCACCACACCGGGAAGCCGAAGTCATCCAAGGACAAGGAGGGCCAGACCATGGCCGACCTAGCATATCAACTTTTTGGGAGTTCCGAGGTCACTAACTGGGCACGCGAAATAGCCTGCCTTCAACGATGCCCAGGGGATGAGCCGATCTACCGCCTAGGTCTGACCAAGCGCCGTAGCCGTGCCGGTATGACCGACGGCATCAGCCCTTCCCCTGTCGGCGAGATTTACATTCGCCACTCCCCTAAGCGCGGGGAAATCCGCTGGGTCAGGTCTGGGCCTCCCATGCCCACGGACGGAGAAGGCTATTAGACCCCCTTGGCTGGCCCGCCAATGCCCCTTTGGAGGGGTGATGGCTACCACCCCCGCCTCAACCCACCCAACCCACCTTAAATAGGCCGCAAGGCCAATGTTAAATCCCTTATACAAAACCGATGACAAAACCGATGACAAATCTATGTCTCTACTGCAGTCCATGTATGCTACATGGACATGCAAGTAGAGAGGGAGGAAGGGATACGGCTCGCCTTGACGGCGGCCTACCCCCCTCCCCTCGAGATACAAAAGGCATCTGACGAACATGGCCTACTACCGCAAGAAACGCACCCCTGCCCAAGAGGAGGCTGACCGGCTCCGCAAACAGATTGCCCGGACTAAGCGCGTCAACGTCCTCAAGGAGTACCAGGCACAATGGGACAATCCTCAGACCAAGCCCTTCATGCTGGCCCGATCTGCATCAGGCCGGAGAAGCATAGCCGAACATCAGGCCATCCTTGAGCAAGCCGTGCATCGCTTCCTTCAGCGTCAGCCTGACAGCCTGACCAAGGTACGCTGGCTCGACGTATTTTGCCGAGGCTATGACCAGATCATGGAGAATGCCCGGATGGTCAGCCCAGGCTCACGGCCTAAGCTGCGGGCCAAGGATGAGGCCAACCTGTTCCGCACCTTTGTCCGCAAAGGATACTTACGACTCGATGCAGAGACAGGGCTTTGGAACAACACATGCAGGCTCATGTGATTTGCTTATTCACCTAGGCAATATCCTTGCTCACATTGCCAGCGTGACACGCGCTAGGCTCAACGACCTGACGGCTCCGACCAAGGAGGCCAAGTCGTTTGACGCTTGGTTCTTCGCTCAACCCAAGAAGGTCCAGGAGAAGATGCGCGAGAACGGCGTGCTGCCTTACGCTGAGATGGCGCAACCTCGGCACGTCTTCAACATCGATGCCAATCATCCTGACTGGGCATTCAACCCTACGGACATCGGCAGACGCGAGGAGGTCGACGCGTTCATCTCCCGCGATCATGTCGGCGTCATGCTCAAGGGCTTCATGGATGCGTTGGCCTGCACGGATAACTTCGCCTTCCGTCGCCACGTCGAGCTCATCCGTTGGGCGCTGAGTCTGCCCGGCTGTCTGTCCTCTCGCCTCATCGGCAAGATGTACGGACGCTCTCACTTCTGGATGCGTGCCAGGGCTAAGGAGATCCAGCGCACCGTGAACTCTGACGCGTGCGGTCTGTTTCCTCACGTGAATGCCAGACGCGGCAAGAATAAGGTGACCGCCCCCCTGCCCCCTGCCACGCCCAAGCGATGAAAACGGCCCATATACCCCCGGTAAGGAGTCTCCTAGACCCCCCCCCCCCTTCACGCGTGGCCCGTCACCACGACCCAGAATTGCATGGTCATTCTGACAAAACACCCTGTTGACAATGCGTAACATGTACACTCAAGCCCAGGAGCGCGCGCAACTGGAAAGACTTAAAAGAGCCAAGCGAGACGCAGAAATCGTCGAAGCATTTATGACTTGTGGAACCATCTACAAGACCGGGAAGTTCTTTAACTTCACACACTCGCGAGAAGTAATTCGGAAGGCCATCACCAAGGCCGGTGTCTATGACAAGTGCAAGCGAGACAATGCACTAATTGCCAAGTTCAGAGCCACACCAGAAAAGTCAAAATGGGCTGACCGCACCTTTTCAAAGACTCACGGCTCAGAGCTACAGATGCAGGCAGAAGCCGAACAAATCCTTAAAGACTCCTGCGTCCAGCATCAGCGCCACATCCAACGCGAGGTCCAAGTACCTGGTTGCCAGATGCGGGCTGACTTAGCCGGCTATAACTGGGCGATTGAGACCAAGAAAGAATGCTCATCGCAAGGGATGCTTACAGCAATGGCCCAGTGCCAAGTCTACCGCAAGCACCTCAACAAGCGCTTCGTCTGCATCTTACTGCCTGACGACATCGAGCCCGCGGCCTTCTACGTCAGCGAGTGCCTGTCCTACGGCATCCCGATCATCAAGATGTCCCAGCTAGTCTGGTGGGTAAACACCGTTCAGAACGATGCCCAGCCAAACTGAGATTGCCGAGGCCCTTGGCCTGACTCGGCAGCGCGTCTCCATCCTGGTCAAGAAAGGTATGCCCATCGACTCGGTTGAGGCCGCCACCGCTTGGAGGCAATCGCAGGAAGACGCCCGGGTGCGAAAGGCGCCGACGGCACCCGCGCAGCTTGACGACGGGACGCTTGGCGAAACCATCGAAGAGCACCGCATCCTAGTCAGCCGAGCCCGTGGCGTCTGGCAGGCCGCCATGGAGCAAGGCGACCCTAACCAGGGGAAGTATCAGTCGAGTTATAACGCCTCACTGAAGACGCTCGTGGCCCTCGAGGAAGAGCAGGAGCGTCGGCTCATCCTGACGAAGGATTACATCTCCGCGAAGGAAGCGACCGAGGCTATGCGCGAGATGACCGCGGGCATCGTCAACCGACTCGACAAGCTGGCCCTCGATGTCGCAGAAGGATGTAACCCCGAGAACCCTGCGAAGGCCGTGAAGGTGCTCGAGTCTTGGGTGCGCCGCGTGAAGGCCGACCTCTCGACCCATGACGAAGCGTAAGCCCAAGCCCAGGCGCAAGCCGATGCCGAAGCCGTCGCGTCCGTTCAAGCGCAAGCCGAGGAAGTGGTCGGAGTTGTCCGACGAGCTGTATCGTCTGCTTAAGGAGGCAGGGCTTTATGAATAAGGCCGACTTGCTCCGCATCGGTCGGGACGTGCTGCGTCCGTCAGACTCGGGCGACGTCGTGGAGTGGCTGGAGTCTAACGTGCACGCCATCCCTGACTCCCCGATGCCCGGGCCGTTCCGCTCTGACCGCACGCCGTGGGTGGCCGAAGCGCTGCGCATCGCCGCCGATCCCGAGACGAAACTCCTGACCGTCCTCGCTAGCATCCAGTCCGGCAAGTCCCTGTTCGCCCGCCTGCTCACCTGTCACATCATCGCCAACGCTCCGGGCCCCTGCATGGTCCTCCAAGCCACGGACCCCGAGGCCAAGGACTTCGCCCTGCGTTACCTCCGCCCGGTCTGGAACAACTGCCCGCCGGTGAAGGCGCGTCTCTCGGGCGACGACCTCGACAGGTCCACGACCGCGGACTTTGACCGCATGACGCTCTACTGTCGCGGCATCTGGAACGAGGCCAACCTTCAGCGCCTGTCCCTGCGTTACACCATCGCCGACGAGTGCTGGATGGCACCGCCCGGACACTTGGCCGAACTGAGCGCACGCGTGACTGCGTTCGGTTGGATGGGCAAACGCATCTTCCTGTCCCAGGGCGGACGGGCTGGACAGGAGTTCCATCAGCTGCACGAGACGACTGACCAGCGTGACTGGAATATGCGCTGCCCGAAGTGCGACCACCTTCAGCCATGGGTCTGGGAACAGATTAGGTTTCCCGAGGATGCCAAGGCCACCGGCACATGGGACTTGCACAAGGTCAGCGTCGGCACGACCTACGAGTGCGCGGCCTGCCGGACGCATCTGCCCGACACGAACGCCAGCCGTCTCGAGGCTAACGCCCGCGGAACCTTCGTCGCTACATCCGTCGCCGCTAACTCCGGGCACATCGGCCTGCATTGGAACAGCCTAGCGACGATGAGCTGGGGCGAGTTGGGCGTCCTGATGCTCAAGGCCAAGGAGGCTAACGACCAATACGGCGACGAAGAGCCGCGGCGCATCTTCAAGCAGAAGCGGCTGGCCATGCCCTGGAGCGAAGAGGGTGGCGAGATGGTGGCGCTGGCGGAGGCCGCCAACTACAAGATGGCCGACCCTTGGGACGCGGAGGCCGCGATCACCCCGAAGGCCCGCGTGGTCGACCAGAAGGACGCCGTGCCGGGAAGCATCCCTTTCCGCACGATGGGGGTCGACGTCCAGCGTGGCCACTTCTGGGTGACTGTGCGCCGCTGGGCCAAGACCGGGCATAGCCGCCTCATGGCCTTCGCCCGCATCGACTCATGGGGCAACGTCGAAGCCTTCGCCAAACAGCATGGCGTGCATCATGCCATGGTCCTCGTCGACTCCGGCGACAATACGACCGAGGTCTACCGCGAGACAGCCAAGCGGAATTGGAAGACGGCCAAGGGTTCGGGCTCCGACGACTTCGCCGTGACGGACAAGTCCGGCAACACGACCCGACGCTTCTACTCCGAGAAGCAGTCCATTGTCGTCCCTGGCATCCCTCAGCGGGCCATCCTAATCGTCCACTCGGCCACCGCCGGCAAAGACCTCCTGCACGGTCTCCGGGCTCGCCGCGTCTGGTCCTACGCCCTCGACGCCACGCCTGAGTATGTCGAGCAGCTCTCAGCCGAAGTCCGCATCAAGGACAAGCGGACGGGAAAACCAATGTGGATACTTCCCCAGGGCAAGAAGGATAACCATGCTCTCGATACTGAAATCCTCGCCCTGCTGGCCGCCGTCCGCTGGGGCATCGCCGGGCGGGAAACTGCCGAAACCGACTTGCAACCGTCATGACCCTTGGCACGCTATCAGCAAGGGTACGCCGTTTAGTGTCGTGGGAGGAAGAGACTCATGGCGTGGGCTGGGCGGCGTACCCCCTCTCGGGCTTCCATTCTCGGCAAGTTTAAATGGCTCAAGGACTATTCATCGGCCTCACTGAATGCGAACTCCTTGCGATCAAGGAGAAGGCTGTCGCCCTCATTACCGAGGGGAAGACTCTCATGAGTTACAGTGACAGCGGTTCGAGTGCCAGCCGCCAGATGGTTCTCCCTGCAAAGGAGATGCTGTCAGAGGCCATGCTGGCCCTATCAAGGCTGGACCCTGCCACTTACGGCTATCGTCGCACGATCATCTCGACCGACTGGCAGAACCGTCAGGACTAATTTCCATGGCCATCCGCAAGAAGATTAAGACCGTCAGCCTGCGTCCCAAGCCGGCTACGCCTACCCCGACCGCTCCTACGCCGCAGGCTTCCTACGGCGATTGGCAGAGCATCGGCGTGACGCGTGCCCGCCGTGCGGCCTACGGCGCTGAACCGCGTGACCTCCGCCGTGACCTGACCCCTTACGACCGCCTGACGATGGTGCGCAAGTGCCGCTGGGCCGAGCGTAACTCCGGGCTCTTCAAGCAAATCCTTGCGGACATCTGCCTCTACACGGTGGGCGACGGCATCAAGCCGCAGAGCCACGCGTCGACCCCTGAGATGCAGGAACGCTACGAGGCGTACTTCGCCGAGAAGGCCAAGCGCATCGACATCACGAACCGCTTCTCGTTCTACCAGGCTCAGTCCATCCTTCTCCGCGGCATGATCCGTGACGGTGACTCGTTCGCCGCCAAGGTCCGCAACGGCGCCGGGGAAGCCAAACTCCAGCTGATGGAAGCCCACCGCGTCGGCGACCCTCTCGAAGGCAAGGTGCCCGAGGGTATGCATGACGGCATCCAGTTCGGTCCCTTCGGCGAATACATCGCCGTTAACATCTATCGCTCCGACGGATCTTCCCGCCAGATCCTCGCTCAGTCGATGATGATGGTGGTCGACCAGGAGTATGCCTCGGGTGCCCGTGGCGTGCCCCTGCTCCAGCACTCCATCAACAGCATCCAGGATGAGATGGAAATCCTTGCCCTTGAGAAGCAGGCCGTGAAGGACAACGGCGACGTGACCCGCATCATCAAGAAGGCGGGCGGCATCATCGACGGCGACATGGCCAACGAACTGGGGGCGACCGGCACAGGCTCCTACGCCAACCTCGCCAACACGATGGGCGGCAAACTCATCGCCCTTGAGCCCGGGGAGGACATGACGTCCTTCCAGAGCAACCGCCCGAACGCCACCTTCACCGGCTTCCTCGCGGCGCTCGAACGCGACATCAGCATGGGCGTCCTGCCCTACGAGTTTGTCGGTGACTCCTCCAAGCTGGGCGGCGCCACCGTCCGCCTCATCACCGCCAAGGCTGGCCGCGTCTTCTCGAAGTACCAGACCATCATGATCGAGAACTTCTGCGTTCCGACGTGGGGTTATATCATCGGCCAAGGCATCGCCGCTGGCGAACTGCCTGACGACCCGGATTGGAACCGCGTCTCCTGGACGACCCCGAAGTCCGTCACCGTCGACGCTGGCCGCGAAGCCGCGAACGACCGTGCCGACGTCGAGATGGGCCTGCTGTCCATGTCCGAACTCTACGCCCAGCGCGGCTTAGACTTCCGCACCGAGATGTCCAAGCGCGCCGCCGACATGGTGCACATCAAGGACTTGGCTGAAGAATACGGCATCCCGTTTGAACTGCTGTTCCGTCCGTCCAACACCCCGGTCGGCACGATCAGCGGGGACGTGGAGGAAGGCCCCGAGTCTCCCGAGATGGAAGACGAACCCGCTGACCAGGAAGAGCCCGAATCCGAAGACCAACCCAACTCCTAACTTTATGCGTTTCCTCACCAACGGACTGTCTGGCCGCGAGCCCCTCCTCATTGACCCGACCAAGGCGAAAGACCACGCTGTCCTCGCCGAGAAGTTCGGCTTTACCGATATGCTCGCGCAGCTCTTCGGCGTGGCCCCCAAGCCCTACGTCGTCGACGGCATCGGCATCATCCCGGTCGTCGGCGTGATCGGCAAGGGCTTGTCCCCGCTCGAGAAGATGATGGGCGCC